CGTTGGCGAAGATTAATACTAGCGCCGCCACTTACACCTCATGGACATTCCGCAAACAGGCCAAGTTCTTTGATGTGGTGACGTATACGGGGACGGGTAGCGCAAGAACAATCGCCCACAATCTCGGCTCTGTGCCGGGCTGCATTATTGTCAAGAGAACCGACAGCACTGGCAACTGGCAGGTGTACCACCGCAGTTTGACCTCAGCTTCGTATGGCATCCAGTTAAACCTGACCAGCGCGGAGGGTATTGACTCGGCCCTGTGGGATAGCACTGCACCCACCAGCACTGTTTTCAGTGTTGGCGCCAATACGACCGTTAACGCCTCTGGTGGTACCTACGTCGCCTATATCTTTGCCCACGACGCAGGTGGCTTTGGCCTGACGGGTAATAACAATGTGATTTCGTGCGGGTCGTTTACGACGGACGGAAGCGGTAATGCAACGGTAAACCTTGGGTACGAGCCGCAGTGGTTGTTAATCAAACGCTCAGATTCTACTGGAAATTGGTATTTAGAAGACACAATGCGTGGTTGGTCTCTTGGGGGCGGCGCCAATTATTTGAACCCAAATACTAGTTTTGCTGAATCTAACGTTGCTGCCACAACACTGCAACCCAACGCAACGGGATTTACAACAAATAGTACTTTTACTGACACTTCTGCCACCTACATCTACATCGCCATCCGTCGCGGCCCGATGAAAGTGCCTACGAGTGGTACGAGTGTGTTTAGTCTTAATACTTACACGGGGACAAATGCAAGCAATTTAGCCTTGAACTCAAATATCGTCTCTGATGCATACATTGTAAAAAGGCGAACAGGCAGCACAAGTGGATGGAAGTGGATGGAACGACTTATTAGCTATCCTGACACTGGCTCATATACAAATCCAACCGCGCTTGATTCTACATCTACAGCCGCGGAATCTAATTCAGCAACATGGTCATTTAGTCGTAATAAAAATTACAACTATGACTATTTTGAAGTTGCCCAAGATGGCGCTGGCAATTGGTCTGTTAGCGGCTCAACATATACAAACTACGCTATTAAACGCGCCCCCGGCTTATTTGATGTGGTGTGCTACACAGGGACGGGAGCTGCCGCTACTCCAACGCATAATTTAACTGTTGTGCCTGAGTTAATTATTGTTAAGCGCCGCAATGTTGCTGATGAATGGACAGTTAGAGCCGCAGGAACAACTGGAGAATTACTTTTAAACCGGACAAATGCACAAGATCCCAGCTTTTTTTATTTAGGCGCACCCACAAGTACAACATTTAATTTATTACATGGCGGCACGCAAATTAATGGAACTGGTAGCACTTACGTTACCTACCTCTTTGCAACCTGCCCGGGCGTTTCTAAGGTTGGTTCATACACCGGAACGGGTGCAACGCAGACTATTGACTGTGGCTTCACTGGTGGTGCGCGGTTTGTCCTGATTAAGCGCTCTGACTCCACTGGGGATTGGTATGTTTGGGACAGCGCACGCGGTATGGTTGCTGGTACTGACCCGTCGTTGTTGTTGAACAGCACCGCGGCTGAAGTAAACGCCAACAGCGTCTACACCACTGGGGTTGGTTTCCAAATCGTCAGCACTGCCGCGGGTATCAACGCCTCTGGCGGTAGCTACATCTTCCTCGCAATTGCTTAGGAGCAAACATGGAACTTCGTAACAAAGAAACTGGTGCAGTGATTACGGAATCTGAGTTCCGTGCTGCTTTCCCTAACACGTCCTTCCCGGAACAACTGACGGTTGGTCTGATTGGTGACATGGGCTTTGATGTGGTCCTTGAAGGCCCGCAAGCTCAACCGACTCGTTATCAGACTGCTTTCCGTGATGGCGTGGAAAAAATTGACGGTCAATGGTTCACCAAGTACAGCGTGGCTGACATGGATGACGAGACCAAAGCCGCCAAGGATGCAGAGCAAGCCAAGAGCATGCGTGACCAACGCAACCAAAAGCTCTCTGATTCTGACTGGACGCAACTCGCCGACAGCCCGAAGAATAAGGCTGCATGGGCAACCTACCGTCAAGCTCTTCGTGACATTCCTACCCAAGCTGGCTTCCCGTGGGAAGTTCAGTGGCCGACCCAACCGGAGTAAATCATGGCAACTCTTTCGAGCATCATCGCCCCGAACAATGTCACGACCGCAAGCAACACGCAGACGCTGACCAACAAGACTCTGCAGACGGTAAGTGAGACCGTAACCATCTCGGCCACTGCTGCTACCGGCACGATTAACTACGATGTCAGCACCCAGTCGGTTCTGTACTACACCAGCAACGCTTCGGCTAACTGGACCACTAACTTCCGTGGCTCGTCGGGTACGTCGTTGAACAGCCTGATGTCTACCGGCCAGTCGATTACCGTTGCTTTCCTTGTTACCCAAGGTGGCACTGCCTACTACAACAACGTAGTGCAGGTTGATGGTTCTGCTGTCACCCCGAAGTGGCAAGGTGGTACTGCACCCAGCGCCGGTAACGCATCGAGCGTTGACGTGTACTCCTATACATTGGTAAAAACGGGCAATGCGGCATTTACTATTTTTGCCTCTCAAACAAAGTTTGCTTAATGAATCAAGTTTGTCGCAAATGCAGCATTGATAAGCCCATTGAAGATTATCAATTTCATAGGGTTAGTGGAAAGTATTATCAAACGTGCCGCAAATGCAGACAAGCCGTGCAATATGAATGGGGAAAAAATAATAGGGATAAGCAAAACGCCACCCAAAGGAAATGGAGAAAAAACAATCCAGATAGAGAGTGGGCTGTTACCAATCCTGAAGCGTACAAAGCATCTATTGCAAAGGCGCAAAAGGCGTGGCATGAAAGAAACCCAAACTATTCGCATGAGTATTATTTAAAAAACAAAGCAAAGTATGCTTTGAATAGAGCAAATAGAAGGGCCGCTCAAAAACAAGCAACACCAAGTTGGTTGACTGCAATTCAACGCAACCAAATACAAGAGTTTTACGAAATATCAAAAGCCAAGCAAATGCAGACAGGAATTGAATATCATGTAGACCACATTGTTCCCATCAACGGGAAGGTGGTTCTTGGTTTGCACGTTCCTTGGAATTTGCAGTTGCTAACCGCTGAAGAAAACTTAAAGAAAAGTTGGAGGGTTGAATAATGCCGTTACTCGGTACTCGTGGAGCAGCATCAGCTAGAGGGTTTGGGTTTGGAGGGGTAGTGGCTGCGCCTCCGGGACAGCAAGCCTATACAACCGCTGGTACTTATACGTGGGTTGCCCCTGCTGGCGTGACTTCTGTTTCCGTTGTTGCGGTAGGGGGCGGCGGTGGCGCTGGTGGTAGCGCTGGCGGTGGCGGAGGGGCTTTGGCTTATGGAAACAGCATTTCTATAACTCCCGGAAATAGTTATACGGTGGTTGTTGGCGGTAATGGCTCAAGCTCAGGCACATCTGGAGCAGCAAGCACTTTTAACGGTTCAGGGTTTTTGTCTGCTGGAGGCGGTACTGGTAGCACTGGGGGTTCAGCTGGTGGAACTGGGTCAGGAACTGCTAGGACGGGCGGAGGCAGCGGTGGCTCGGGAGCGGGTGGTGGTATATCTGGCGGCGGTGGTGCTGGCGGGTATGCGGGTAATGGTGGAGCTGGTGGCAGTAGCTCAGGCAGTTCCGGTGCTGGCGGAGGTGGTGGTGGTGGTGGTGGTGGTGTATCTAATTATGGTGGCGGCGGTGGAGGTGTTGGTATCTTGGGCCAAGGGTCTAATGGCGCAGGAGGTGGAAGCGACGCAGGAGGTGGGGGCGGTAGTGGGGGCTCAACCGGTGGTTCTTCGGGAAGTTCCAATGGAGGAAGCGGGGGGCTTTATGGTGGCGGCGGCGGACAACAAAATTCAGCTGGTGCCGCTGGTGCAGTACGCATTATTTGGCCCGGAGGCAGCGGAATTACCCGTGCATTCCCATCAACAAATACTGGTGATTTGTAATGAAACTTTTTATTCAAATTAGAGATGGCAAGCCTTTTGAGCATCCAATTTTTTTGGATAACTTTCAACAGGCATTCCCTGCTATTGACATAAATAATCTGCCGCCAGAGTTTGCAAATTTTGAACGTATCCCAGTTCCTGAGCTTGGTGAATACGAAGTATATGAAGGCGTAACTTACGAATGGCTTGATGGTGTGGTAAAAGATTTTCACCATGTTCGCCCAATGACGGACGAAGAGCGCACTGTCAAACAGGAAGAGATTGAGCAGGCTAAAAAGCCGATTGACCCGATGCGGATGTAAAAATGGAAGACTTGCTAGCCGTCATCAATACTTTGTGGCCGATTGCGGTTGGTTTCACGGCATTGGTGTTCTGGCTAGCAAAGTCCCATTCAGACATTGAGCAGTTGAAAGAGAAAGTTAAGACCCTGTTTGAACTGTTCAACGGGAAGATGAAATGAGCCAAGAAACCGAAATCGCCCTGCTGACCAACAAAGTCCAATCTCTGCACGAAGATATGTCCGAGATGAAAGTGGTGATGCGGGACATTGCCAATGCACTGACTCGGCTTGCAATCATTGATGAGCGTCAGGAGAAGATGTCGGAGACTCAGGGTCGTATCTTCAAGTTGCTGGACAACCACGGCGAGCGGATTAACGAGCTTGAGAAAGATGACCGCCGCCAAAGTCTGGCGGTGAATTGGGTTTTCGGTGCGACATGGGCCGCTGCCGGTGCTTTCGGTATGATTGTTTTGAAGGTCTTGGGCCTGACCTAAGAGGATAAAAATGCTTACTCTGCTCTCTACCCTTATTGGTTTCTTGTCCTCCGGCCTGCCGAAAGTTATTGACTTTTTTCAAGATAAATCGGACAAGAAGCACGAGCTTGAGCTTGCGCGGATGCAAACCGAGCGGGAACTGAACCTAGCAGAGATTGGCTACCAAGCCCAAGAGAAGGCAGAAGAAATCAAACTAGAGCAGACTCAAGTGGAGGGGTTCTATGCAGAACGTCAAAGCCTTTATCAGCACGACATTGAAATCGGCAAGGGTGCAGCTCAGTGGGTTACTAACATGCGTGCGATGGTGCGGCCAACAATTACGTTCGGTCTTTTTGCGCTTCTGGTAATCGTTGACATCGCTGGTATTGCCTACGCATGGGCGCACGGCGCGGACTTCAAGGTCATGATGGACACCGTATGGGACGATGAAACCCAAGCAATCTGGGCGTCTATCATTTCCTTTTGGTTCGGGTCCCAAGCGTTCGGTAAAAAATGAAAATCTCTGCCAAGGGCAGGGCATTGATTGCACA